GCCAGAACGAACATGAATCCCGCTAACCCATGACGGAATGCCGTCAGATGGTGTCCCGCCGGTTGACCAATAGCCCCACCAGGTGTTGCTTGTCGCCGCGCCCGTAGGGGCGTTGGTCGAAGCGTCTTCCTCGTCTGCCCCGTGGATGAAGAAATAGACGAAGCCGCCGTGTGTGACAAAGCTGCACGGATGATCCGCGTCGGCTCCAGTATTCCACGCAAGGCGGGCATTGGTGAAGGCTTCGCAGGAATAATAAGCATTGCCGAGGAAGCCGGTCTCCATGAAGCCCCAGCGGCGGCAACCCTTGGCCCGCACGCCCCGGTATTCATGGACATTGACATCGCCACCAGCATTGAACACGGCATTGCGGCAGTTCTCGACGAACACCCGATCGACGAGCATCCCGTTGCTGTTGCCGGTTCCTCCGCCCACGTCGTTCGAAGCGTAGAGCCCGTCGCCGGGCATATCGAAGATTTGAACGTCGCGGATCGTGCCTTGGGCGCTATAATCGATCCCGTGCGCTTCGCTCTCAAGGTCGGTGAAATTGCCGATCAGGGTCAGTTGCTCGACCCGCCAACCCTGAGCGTTTGAGGTGGCTTCGATAGCCGTCACTGCGGCGGTGCAACGGAGGCCGCAGATCGCCCCGCCGGGTTGGCCGGAACCGCCGTTGCCGACTAAGCCAACGCCGTGGTCGAGAACGATGGTGTCCGAGATTTCGCAAAGGCCGGGAATCAGGACATCGACCGAAGCGCCCGCGCCGTAGCCGTAACTGCTTTCGCGAATGGTATAAGCGTAATCGACCGCCGCCTGGATCGCTACCGTGTCGTCGGTTGCATCGTCGCAAACCGCGCCGAACCATTTGACGTTGAGGGGAAGCCCGCTCGAGGCCAGTTCTTCGAGCGTGAAGCCGGTATCGGCTACTGCGGCCTCGATTGTCGCAAGGGTTGCCCCCGCGGTGGCCGCTGCGGCTGCGTAACCGAGCGCCTGGTCCCTGTAGCCCTCTGTTAAATCGCGGGCCGTCTCCGCGTCGTCCCGCGCATCTTCGGCGGCCTCCATGATCGACAAGTCCGAGTTCATCGGCACGTTCTCGATCCGCTTGACCAGCGTTTCCCCATCGGTCGCGTAGATGTCGAGGTGATATTCGCCGGGATCGATGTAGAAGCCCGCAATGCCGTCGCTATCGACCTTGGCTGCGTTCTCAAGCCCCGAAACGCTCTCGATCGGCGTCAGGCTTTCATCGGCGTAGATGTCCTGTGCGTCGCCGGTCGTGGTATCGGCCACGCGGACGTAATAGCCGATCAGGGCGTCCCCGCGGGTGTTCTGAACGGATTCGAAATAATGGTGCATCCAAAACCCCTAGGTGCGGAAAAAGGTCAGCTCGCATTCCACCGAAGCGGTGCGGCCAAGGCTGTCGGTGACGGTGCAAGTGGCGGTGACGCTAAGGTCGCTGCCGAACGACAGGACCGCGGAGAATGTGGTGGTCGCTTTGGTCGGTTGATTGGCAGTGACTTCCGACACGTCCCAATCGTAGGTGTAAGGTGCCTTCCCGCCGGTCGGAGTCACTGTCACGTCGCGGGTGGTTATCGGCGAAGTGGACCCTCGGGTGACGAGCGACGATGTGCTGATTGCGGCGGTGAGTCCGGTGGTTGTGCCGCCGGTCGTTCCGCCGCCAGAGCTACCCCCACCGCCGCCTCCGCCAGAAGGCGAGCCCGAGCCCACGCCGCTGGTCGCATAAGTGAAGCTGGCGACTGTTCGCCATTGTGCTCCAACATAAGCCTTGATGACCGAAATACGCCGCCACTTGTTACTTCGGTAAACGTGGCAGGCGGTATTATCGCGCCACGCGCCGCCGCGACGAATCTTCATTAGTAAATGAAGACAATCGTGCCCTCAGCAGGAGAGCTTGGAAGGGGGGACGCCGCCGCTTGCACATGGACGGCGCCGCCCGAGAGACCAGAGGCGGCGTGATAGAGATGAGCGCCGGCCCCCGAGCGAAGGATCGTCCCCGTCATCGTCCCGCCAGATTTGGTGAGATAGAGCGAGCCGTCCGACGCTGCATTGGCGTAGGTCTTGGCGTCGGCCATGATTTGCCGGATTGCGCCGTTGAGGTTCCCTGGAGCGCACCCCTCGTCAACGTCGATGCCGTTGATGGTGATATTTAAAGCCGGAGTCGTCGAGTAATCGGAAAAGGCCATTCGGCTCTCCGTTCATTTTAGGAAGGATTGTTCGGGTGAAATCGGCTATGGAGGGCCGATGCATTGGACTCAGTATGCGGGCCTTGCGGGAGCCGCCGGCCTATCCGTGATCCTCAGAGAGTGGCTGTGGCCTGGCTCAGTTGTTGACCGCCGGGAGAGCGGCAGCGCCGCCAAACATCCCGCCAGCCCTGCGGATTCTGTAAAGCTGCTCGGAAATGTCCCGCATCCAGTCAGGGCGGGCCGTGGCGAACTTCTGAAACGCCTTGCTTCCCCGTTTCGTGGAAAGTCCGGCTAGGGTCGCGAGGCTTGCGGTTACCGGCGTCGGCAGGTCCATATATTGCGACCCGCCCGCTGCCCCGCCGAGCGCGACCGGGAGCATCATTGCCGCCAAGCGCGTGCCCGTTCCGCTGTCAGGGAAGGTCGAGCCCATCACCTCGTTTGCGGCGGTGGTTAGCTCGGAAAAGGGAACGTCGCCGCGAGCCGCCGCTTTCTTGCCGCTAAACTTCTTTGTGTTGTTCACGGCCGCACTATTGATCTGCGCCGCCGTTGGAACGCCTGCCTGATTGCGCGCCGCTAGAACTGCGTCCTCGAGCGTGGAAACATGGCGGTTTGCGGTATTTGCCATTTCGATTGCTTGGCGGGTTCCAGGCGCGGAACGCTCGGCAAGATTGGTCAGTGCCTCTCCCACCTGATCTGCGTGGTCCTTGAAAATGTCGGCCATCGGCTCGCTGCGCTTTTGCAGCGCGGCGGCGTCCATCTTCAAACCTTTGAGCGCGGCTTGCAGACCTGGACCATTGAGCCCGCCCTGTCCGAACATTGGCATAACGCGCTGCTGGATCGTGGCGTTGAACTGGTCGCGAAGCGGCGCGGGCAAGGTCTGCACAGATTGATTGATGCCCTGAATCTCGGCATGAAAGGCGGAGTCTGGCTGGATCAACTTCCCACCAAAGGCTGTGTCATACAGCCCGCCGACTTGCTGCTGGGCGCTGTCGATGCCCTTTTGCCCGATCTCGCCTTGGGCCTGCGCTCCGAACGGCTCCAGCGCGTCCTTGAACGCCTCTCGGTTAACCGCCTTCCATCCGTCCTGTTTGACGTTGGCTGACATACCCTGCGTGATCGGGGACGACTCCATTTGATTCCAAAGCCGCCCGAACATGCCGCGATTGCCAAGCGTTTGGCCGACAGACAATGGAACGCCCCGACGTGAGAGGTAATTGACGGCTTCGTTTTGAACGCCGCGGCCAAGCCTTGCCGTTCCCCCAATGAGAGCGCGACCCGCAAGATTGCCAGCACCGGCACTAGCAGCGCCCGTCAAACCGCCCACAAGGCGGTTGTCGTTGTTTTCACCGGTCCCGTAAATGCCGCCGTAGAGCGCGTCAGAGCCTATTCCGCCGCCTCGGGTCGCTAGAGCTGCCAAACGGCCCCCAGCGAGCCTTAAACCGCCATTAACGCCGGTCATTCCCAGCGCTCCGCCCGTGATGTCACCAGCCAATGACGCGCCGGGGTTTCGTTCGCGGACAACTTCCTTCGCGAGCTGTGCCTGCTGCTGGTTTCCGCCAGTCGCGCCGACTAGCTCATCAAGCATTCCGCCAGTCAGCATATTGGCAGAAGCAATGCCATAAGCGCCCACTGCGGAATCGCCCTTGACGCCCATAAAGCCGAGGTCTTGGCCTTTGCCGGCGCGCATCATCACGCCAGAAGTGTCGTAGCGATCCAACGGAACATTCGGATTCAGGGCGCGGAATTGAAGCTGATCCTGAACGCTCTTGATACTCTCGGGGCCAAGCGGGACGCCGGCCGACCCAAGGAACTGAAGAATTTCGCCCTCAGGCGCGCCGCCGGCAAGCATTTCCCTATAGCGTTGCTCAACCCCGACAAGGGCCGGGTCGCGCTCAAGTCCCGCGCCAGTCGTGTAGCCTCCGCCTCCGCCACTATTTCCCGGCGGAACAGAGGGCGCGGGCTTCGGGGCAATCTGGCCGTCTGGACCGGGCACGCCGCCAAGGATCGCAATCGAACGGTTTTCAGCCATGTCGGCAAGCGCTTCTAGGCGCTTGATCTTGTCGTCGATCACACGGTCGCGATCACCGGCCTGGGGCAGATATGGCCCCACCGACATGATTGCTTCTTGCGGGCTGTTCAACTGGCCGCCGGTGAAGCCGAGAGCCTGCCCGACGATACCGCGTGCCGCGTTGCCAGCAACATCGAACTGGTTGTTTCTCGCGGTTGGTAGGTAATCCGTCAGGCCGACTATTCCCTTGGTCGATCCGGGGCCTGCCTTGAATTGAGCGCGTAGATCCGCGACAATCTTTCGCAGGGCCTGGGCCGATTGGTAGCCGGTGATTGCTTCGGCGCGAACGGGTGCGGTGACCTTAGGCCCATCCGGGCCGGCGGTGGCCTGAGCCTCCGCGGCGCGGGCATCGGCTTGAGCCTTAGCGGCCTGAGCGGCGGCGATTTGGGCGGCATATGGCACCTCGGCCTGAGCCTTGGCCGCTTCAGCGGCTGCCTTGGGTGCCAGGAACGGCGCCGCCGCCGCCTGACCCTGTTCCTGCTGAACTTGCGGGCCAAGGCGCGGATCGACCATCGGGTTGTTCATCGGATTACCGCCAACGACCTGATAGCCGCCACCGGGAAGCGCCTCGACAATGCGGCCGTCTGCGAGCTTGTATCGTTGCGGTTCAGCCACTAGCGAGTCCCCAATCCGAATGTGCCGCGCTTCCCGAAATAGGGGACGCGCCAGTTGCCCCGTGCGTGGACGTGGCCCTTGTGGATAAAGCCGGACTTGAAGCCCGGAAGTCCTTGAACCTCTTGCAATACCGCGTTGAGATCAGGGCCGCCGTAATCTGCGTCTGTGCCGCGCAAGTGGCCGCTGTTCGATACCCCGCCCACCATGCGGTTGCCTTGAGGCGTCCGGCGTCCGCTAGTCATGAAGCCGGTCTTGAGCTTTTGCGGCGGAACGTCAGAACCGGAGAAAGCCGCCCGACGCTTGCGGCGTCGGACCTCCTGCCCCAAGAGGAACCGCGTCAGAAGGCAGATCGCGAAGGATTTCCGGCGGCTGTTGCATCACCGATGAATAAGGCATCGGGCCGTAAGGCGTCATGACGATCGGGTTCGCCATTGCGTCCGCTTTTTGCTTCATTAGCTTCTGCCACTCGGGAGAGCCGGGGACATAGCCGCCCGCTTGTGCGTATTGCTCAAAGTCGCTGGGCTGCTGGCTTGGATGCTCGCGTTGCCATTGCTCCTTAGCAACCCAATCCTGCATCCCGTCCGATCGCTGACGCTGGTATTGCTGCTCGTCATATTCCTGGCGCTGCTTCATCAGCTTGTTCTGTTGAAGGCCCTGAATGATCGCCATGCCCGCCGGATTGTTCTGACCCGCCAGAAAGCCACCGATGGCAGCGGCAATTCCCGACTTGATGTCGCGCCCGCCGAACATGCCGTGCTTAGCCCGTGGGGCTGGTGCGAAGCCCTGCGAAAACACAGGAGAAAGAGGTGCGAACGTCATCCTATATCCCCATCAGTCCGTAGCCAATGCCACCGAGCAACGCATTGCCCCAACCCCCCGGCTGCGTCTGCGAGCCCGTGGACGAGCCGTAGCCGCCGAACAGGTTGCCCATCTGGCCGAGATTCTGAATCCCCGCGTAAGGCAGCGTTCCCGCCGCTTGAGCCGCCCCGAGATAGGCCGGGACGCCTGCGTATTGAGAAGCGACCATTCCCGGAATCGCGTTGAGCGCCTGACCCTGCATCTGGCGCTCGTTCTGGTAATTGCCGTAACGGAGTTGGTTTCCGGCGTTGGCAACCCCCTCAGCCAATCGCTCGACGTGATTCCCGCCGCCGGTCCTGCCGGCCATTGAGAAGGTCGAATTGACCGCGTTGCCCGCGTCCTGCTCGGCCTGATGAACCATCTGGTTCATGTAAGGGTTGCCGTTGGCGAGATATTTCCCGCCGAGAACGCTGTCGATGTAGCCCATCCCCGACTGCATTCCGGGCTGCGCTCCGAATGCCCGTCCGGCAAGTCCGGGAAGCTGCGATTGGATACCCCCGGCGATCGAATTGAGATTGCCCTGATTGGCGTTCACCGTGTTGCTGATCGTGTCCGCCGCGCCGAGCAAATGCGGCTGTGCCGGCGCCCACGGCGTGGAGGTTGAACTGGAATTGGTCTTTGACGTTTTCTTGCCCACTTATGTCTCCAAGCAGCGCCGATAGACGAGTGTCCCGTCCACCTCGCTTGAACTGTCCCACCCAAGGCGCTTGAGCTCTCTCGCCCAGCCGCGCCGCCCGATCGCCACAAGCTGCGTGGCTCCCGCCTCCGCAGCCGCAGCCCCAATCTTCTCGTCCAATTGTGCGAGCCAGCGGTGGCGCTCACGCCCTCCAACCAGCTTAATTTCCACGTAATGTGCGCTGCTCAGCCAGGCGGTCGCGCAGGCCAATAATTCGCCGTTGTCGATAACCGCCCACAGCAGCTCGTCAGGCTCAATCGCTTCGGCAAAGCCGCCGCGCTCTTGAGCTGGTTTCAGCAGCGCTTCGGCTTCCGGCCACCGATCCCAATTGAGAGGATCGGGGACGCAGCCGATTTCCATTAATATTCGTAGCCGACCACTGTGACGGTGACGCCGGCTGTGGCGGTGCCGATCTGACTGACTCCGAACTGCATGGTTCCCGACATCTCCAACCCATCGGGCATCATCACCGAATTGCCGCCAACCACATTAGCGATAGCGAGATAGGTTCCCGCCCCGCACGTCGCGACGAGAGGGCTGTTCGCAGCGACGTTGCCCGATGCCGTCATTCTCAGGTTGCAGACTGAGCCCTGTCCCGCGGCCCCGGCGTTTTTGATGCTCACGCTCATTGACTGAAGCCTGAGCCTCTTGCCCGAAGTGACACCGTGGGTGGTCGCTCCTGCCGCCGCTGTGCCGTCCGTTATCGGAACCAGCGTAACCAGCGCTTCGGTTGTGGCCCCCGTGAATGTGGCCGAATAAACCTTGATAACCCGGCCAGCGTCCTTGAGGTCTTGGACCGATAGCCCCGTCGCGCCCTGCGCCGCCTTGGTCAGCGTCGGGGGTGTGATCGTGACCGTGCCACTGATTGGCTGCGTTGCCTGATAGAAGGAACCTGTTACGGCGAGGCTGACGTTGCCGACAGTGACGGTCCCGCTCACGGGCTGAGTGGCTTGCCAAAATGTCCCTGTAACCGGCGTTGAAGGCATGCTCGCGATGGATACGGGTTGTGTCGCTTGGTAGAATGAGCCTGTCACCGCGACGGAGCCGCTTACAGAGACCGTTCCCGAGATAGGCTGGGTAACGGGCCAGAACGTGCCAGTGACGGGCGTAGTCGGCATTGAGGCAATCGAAACCGGCTGCGTGGTCTGATAGAATGTCCCCGAGACAGGAACCGGGGTTGCCCTCATCTCGGCGTCGGTTAAACCGCTTGAACCTTCCCCACCGATGATCGATACCGGCAACGGGCTGGCCTCGGTTATGTCGTTCGCTGTGCCGTCAGGGCCGAATACAATCTTGGTTCTGACGTAGTGGCAGCCGTCGATCGCATCGCCCGCGATAGGCACGCCACGCTGTGCAAGAAAACTTTCGGCCATTTGCCCCCCGGCGCTGCTACTCTCCCGTTACGCTTTACTAAGTGACGATCAGCCCGTGCGCCCGGTCTCTGGCGAGCAGGGTATTCAGAGTGGTTCGGATCGCTCCAACGTCGGTTCTGAGCTTGTTGAACTCGGCCACGAGCGCATTAAACTCGGCCTGCGTCGGTGCTGCTACGGCGTTGGTTCCGTTGACCGATGTCAGTGCTGCTGCATCGGCAATCGCGGCCCCTTGCGCCCCGACAACCTGAACACCGCCGATCTTGACGACGCCATCGATGTCCACGTCGCGGTCGATCGACAGGGCATCAGTCGAAAGCGTCTGCCCGTCCGTATTCTTGAGAACGTGGTTGATCGCCTCGGCGTAGGTGCGGTCCCTGTCCGATTGCCGGTGGCTGACCCGCGGATGCCTCATCGGTTATCGCCCGCCTCAAACTCGAACTCGGCCCCCTGGATGAACGTCCAAATCTCGCCCGCAGGAATGCTGATCGACGTGTCCATGTATCGCCCGTTGGACCGGATCGGCATTTTCCCGCTGGCGCGCATCGCTCCCGCCGAACGAAGCGATTCCGTGTCCCCCATCCGCATTCTGGCATCGATCGTCACGCCCGCATTGGTCGCGTCCGTAACCGGGCGGATCGCCCTCAGTCTCGACCTTCTGCCAGGAGTCAGCTCGATATTCTCAACCGCGACCGTCGCTGCGAGATTGGCCCCGTTCAATGTTCCGAATGCGGAGGTTTGATCGACCACGATCAGCAACGGGCTTCCGCCCGCGAAGATCGGGTCATCCAGGCTCACGTCCATCGAATCCAGGCCCTCGGGGTAAAGATCGTCCAGATCCTCGAGCGAAGTATTGGTGGTAAACCCGGTGAAGATCCCCGAAAGGTCGGTTTCGATTACGGTCGCCCGTTGAAGAACCCAATTGTAAGCGATGATCTTCCCCGGCGCTCCTGGCATCCCCCACATCACAACGGACCTTCGAGGGTCCACCGCCGATGTCATGTCGGCAATTTGAGCGCGAGAGTAAGTGCCGAAAAACCAGCGGTTGAACTTCTCGTCGGCAATCGGCGTAACTTCGGTTCCGTCGCACATCATGAAGCCGCGCTCGGACAGGAAGAAGGTCAGCCGGCCGACATTGCAGATCGACCCTCGCACCATGCACCCGACTTCGGCGGAAATCTGGTCGAACTGGAAAATGATGCCATCGGTCGAGCCGACGTAAGTAACTCTTTTGACCTCGTTCTGCTGGAAGATCAGGCCATATTCGCCGCCAACCCCGCCAATGCCCTTGCCGCCTCCTAGAAGGGGCTGATCGTCCGATTGGTTGGTTCCGAACGTCCACCCTAAAGCATCGTTGAACTCGGACCACGCCGCCCGATCGTCATCCAAGACAACCATAATGAAATCGCGAACGCGGAACACGTCGATGCAATTGTCCGGCGAGTCCGCTATGTTATCGAGCGAACCGTCGGTCATATCGTATTGGGCCAGTAGCCCACCGCCGCAGCACAGCACGTTGTCGCCGAACTGCTCGAACCGCCACGGGCCTCCGGAAATCGCGCCGAGCGTTTCCCATTCGCCGTCCACCAGCCGGAACAAGAAGGCTTCCGAGGCAGCTAAAAGATGAGTCTCGCCGGTTGAATCGACAAACGCCGCGCCGCCGTGAAACACCCCGGAGGCGGGCAGGGGTGGGGCAATCTCCTGAAACGCTTTCACCGGAGCATAACCGTTGGCGATTGCGCGCACGTTGGTTGCGACCGACAGATGCTTGCCGTTGGATGATGCGAGGTCCGGCGCCCAATCGCCGAACGTCAGGGTTTTCAGCATCGGCCCTTAGTCGCCTGACGGGCAGGAGAGGGCCGTGTTCCCGCGCCCCACCTTGCCGCCGTGGCCGCCACTCTCAGCCGGACAAGAATGTTCTCCGCCAAACTCTGCCACTGTGCCGCGCGAGTTGGGTTGTCGAGAAAGGCTTCGGCAAAATAGAGCGTTCCGAACAGATAAAGGTCGGGATGACTCTCAAGCAGCCAATTGGACGGCGCAGTCGCGGACAGGCTTTGAATCCGCGCGAAATAGTCCATCGTGAAGATCAGCTCGGTTTCCGGAACCGGCCCCACCCGGATAACCCCGCCGACGATCGAGTAAGACGTTGGCGTTCCGGGCTGCCCGCGATATTCCTGGCGAAGCGCATCGGGCGACATTGCCCGCAGCGGGTTGTCGGGTATCGTCTCTTGGTAGATTGCCCTTAGGGCGAGATAGTCGGTAGGTAGGGGGGTGTCCTCGTCGGACACCGAAAAGGTCTTGCTTTGCTCCATCTGCGGAGTGCGGAGCTCGTTGTTGAAAAAAGCCTCCGCCATCAGGACGAAGGTCGGGATTCGTGCCGTAACATCGTCGCGGTCGAGCCATTCGGCGACTTCGGCAATCAGCGCCTCATAATCGGGAATCGCATTGGGGGAGCTGACGTTGAGTGAGATGCTCATGCCGCTTCCTTCAGCCTGTCGATTTCAGCGCGCTTCTCAGCGATCTTCTTTTCGTAAGCGCCCTTCTGGACCTCGCAGTGCGCGTTGGTCAGAAGCTGCTCGCCGACGTGGCCCACCTCCCATGACAGGCCGTGGTCGCAGAACACCGGAATCCCGGCGTCGCGGATGGTCTTGAAATAGTGCACGTCCTCGCCGGTGAAGCCGATGCCGTTGGGCTTGGGCTCCAGGCGGAACAACGGCCAGATCGTGTCCTCGCCGCGCTCCTTTGCGGCAAGCTCGAGGCAGTGATAGAGCCGCATGTCGATCAGGCAGACGCCCAATCCAACGTGCGCGACTTCCTCTAATTCGTCCGCTTCGGCTTTGGCCTTGGTGGTCCACACCAGGTCCATCGCGTCATCCTCGCCATATTTCGAGGCGGTCGGATAAGTCGGCGTGCAGCGGCGGGCATAATTGCAACCAACGACCAATTGACCTCTGCCGAGCAACCTCAACAGCGTGTCGCACGGGAACACGTGATCGGCGTCGAGCCACAGCATGTAGTCCGCGTCCCACTTCCACGCTTCGGCCACCAAACGGTTGCGGCTTTCGGGAAGGATCGAGGAAGAAACGACGATCGTCTCAAAATCGATTTCCGCGGGCTCGCCGTCGTGA